GTAATTCAAGGTATTATCACGTTTGTGACAGGACCTTTTACAGTCGGTTGGTCAGCCGGATGGGAAGGCGTGAAACAGATCTTTAGTGGTATATGGGATGTCATAAAAGGAATTGTAGAGTCAGCAATAGGCGTATTCGGCGGTCTGGCAGATAGCGTCAAAGGGTTGCTGGGACTGGGAGGAGAGAAAAGTAAAAGTTCAGCATCTGGCAAAGTGCCTGGAAGGGCGGTCGGTGATCGTTTCTGGCGCGGCGGTCTGGTACAGGTTCATGAACGCGGCGGCGAGATTTTGGATCTCCCACGTGGTACAAGGATTTATCCTCATGACGTATCGATGCAGATGGCAAAGGCGTCTGCGGGGCAGTCGATCAACATCCCAAAACTTGCCGATACCATTGTGGTTAGAGAGGATGCAGACATTAACCGTATCGCGGATACTTTGCTAAAAAAAATCAAGGCGGCATCCGGAAACATGGGAGGTGTGAACATTGCTACAAATATGGCTTAAGGGCGGCGGAAGCCGAATAAGGATTCCGGTAGTGCCCGCAGAGTATACTGTAACATCGGAGCAAGATAACACATCCGTTACCGTGTGCAATCTTGGCGAGGTTACGCTGCGGGGAAAGCGGAAACTGCAGCAGATCAGCTTTTCCAGTTTTTTTCCGAGACAGTATGACTCTGGATACTGTGATGTACCCTCTAAGAGCCCGATCACTATGGTAAAAAAAGTTGAAAAAATGAAACGTGCCGGGAGTGTGAAACTGATTATTACCGGGGTGCTGTCCATGAAAGTGACCATCGAATCGTTCGAATGGGGCGAGAATGATGGTACAGGGGATATCAGCTATACGCTTAGTATGAAGGAATATCGGACGGTCAGCATCCCGGCGTCAGTGCTGGTGAAAGAGCAGCCAGCACAGCCAGCGGCAGCCGGAAGCGACGGGGGAACATCCGGAAGGGATCAGCCGGAGACGACTGGAACACAAAGCTACACAGTCAAATCTGGTGACAGCCTGAGTGCTATTGCCAGAAAACTGACCGGATCAACCAATTGGCAGACGATTTATGAGCAAAATAAAGCGGTGATCGGCAGCAACCCCAATATGATTAAACCGGGGCAGGTACTGACAATACCGGGGGCAAAGACATGATTTTACAGTTGATTAAAATGCAGGAAAATATGCAGTATGACATATCTAAAGCGGTGGATTCCGTCACGTGGTCTGGCAGTGTCTTAAATGCCGGGCGTTCTGTAGAGTTTGCGTTGTTAAACGATCCGTATGATTCTGGGCTTAAAATCCCAGCTGTTTGCACGGGTGACTATATAGCACTGTCGGATGGAGATGAGTTGTTTTATGGACAGATTTTTAACATCGATCGGTCAACGGC